GAGTTTCTCGAGAACAATGAACGAAGAAAAAGATGTTTTCTCTCAATACCTAGAGGATAGGTGGACACAAGAAGTTCAAAAAGCACAAAAAATAAAGGAAGTGCTGCGACAGAAAAAAGAAAGTGCTCTCGATACAGCCTATCGTTTAGGCCATGGAGTAGCGGACGACTCAAAATGAATAGAGACGCAGTATACGATCAACTGTGTATAGACGAAGGAGTAAAGTATGTCATCTATAACGACCACCTCGGTTATCCCACCTTTGGAGTCGGTCATCTTATCACGAAAAGTGACGAGGAATTCGGAAGGCCAACTGGAACAGCAGTTAGTGAGGAAAGAGTCCGGTCGTGTTTTCACAGAGATCTTGACACTGCCATCTCCGAGTGTAGCACTTTATACGGAGAAGGGAACTTTAGAGACTTTCCCGATGAAGTCCAGCAGATCCTGGTTAATATGATGTTTAACATGGGCCGCCCTCGTCTTTCTAAATTTAAGAAGATGAATGTGGCCCTTCAAAAATATGACTGGGTAGAGGCTGCCAAGGAAGGCAGAGACTCTCGTTGGTATCGTCAAGTGACTAATCGAGCAGAAAGATTGATGACTCGACTTGAAAATATTTCTTGACAATTTAATCTCCAGCCTTCATAATACGTCTCATGAATATTTTTATACTTGATAGAGACTTAGATAAGTGTGCAGAGTACCACATCGACAAACATGTCGTAAAAATGCCTTTAGAGGCAGCACAAATGCTCTGCACAACTCATTGGATAGACACCTACCTAGGCTACGTTCCTCGTAAGCTGTGGAAAGAAGAGCTTGCAATACTTAGAAAATGCAAGCACCCGGAGAATGTAACTTATGCCGTTGCGATGGCGAACCATCCTTGCACTATATGGACTCGTAGTAGTCTTGATAACTATGAGTGGCTTTTCTGCTATGCACTGGCTCTCAACGAGGAATATGGATTCCGATACGGAAAAAGCCATAAATCAGTGTATGCAGTCGCGAATTCACTACCAAATATACTACACATCCCACGGGATGGCCTCACCCAATTTGTACAGGCAATGCCAGAGAGCTGTAAGAAAGCCGACCCAGTAGAAGCATACAGGTTGTTTTATCACAAAGATAAAGCCCCCTTTGCTAGCTGGAAGTACAGAGAGAAGCCACCCTGGTGGGATGAAACTGAAGCAAATTACGACAGGAGAATAACCGCGTGAGCAGAGTAGAATTGGTGCACGCTTCTAGTCCGGAATTAATGGATACTATTGCATATATTGCAAGAGTGTCAAACCCCGCAGGACAAAACAACACAAAAACAGGCGAACGCCTTATAAAGTATATGATTCGAGAGGGGCACTGGTCTCCTTTTGTAATGGTAAACATTTGTCTCGAAATTGAGACTACTCGGGATATCGCTAGACAGATTTTAAGACATAGGTCTTTTTCTTTTCAAGAGTTCAGTCAGCGGTATTCTGATGTAAACGTGTTAGGTGATGTTACTTACCGAGAAGCAAGAGGACAAGACTTAAAGAATCGCCAAAACTCAGTACGAATGGAGGATCCTCACATTCACGAAGAGTGGCGACAAAAACAAGAAGTCGCTTGGTTAGCCGCAAATGATGCATATAGATGGGCTATAGACCAAGGGCTCGCAAAAGAACAGGCAAGAGCAGTGCTTCCAGAAGGAATGACTAACTCTCGTCTGTATATGAATGGCTCCGTTCGTAGCTGGATTCATTATGTACAGTTGCGAAGCGGAAATGGAACACAACTAGAGCACAGAGAAGTAGCCATTGAGTGCGCTCAAAGGATTTCTACTGTGTTCCCAATGATTATGGATTTTGTAGATGACGAATAGCAAGTATCCCCCTGCTCAGGAAGAGCCAGTAGAAGACGATGTATACGATTTTGACCCAGTATCAAAGCCTGCTCATTATGCAGACAGTGATATAGAGTGTATTGATGCTATGTGTGCCGCTTTCGGGCGTTACAATGTAGCGAAGTATGCTCGAATCAATGCCTTTAAGTATCTCTGGAGGGCTGCTGAGAAGCACACGTCTCCAGAAGAAGATGTCAAAAAGGCTATTTGGTACCTCAAGTTCAGTATCGGAGAAGACCCTCGTGCCGACTAAGCGAGTAAAGCGGAAAGCCCATGAAAACATCACAGATGCAAATGTAAAGCATGTGATAAGTTTGTTAGGGGCAAAAGATTCAATTACGAAAAAAGAAGCGTGTGAGATTCTAAATATCTCATACAATACTACTCGTCTGAATAATATCATTCAGCAGTACGAAGAGAAAGCGGCTTTTACAGAAAAGAGAAAAGCTGCGAACCGTGGAAAGCCCGCAGACAAGTTCGAGATATCTCAGGCAGTTCTCTTTTACTTAGAAGGAAATAGCGTTGCAGAAATTGCAAAGTCTCTGTATCGCTCTCCTTCCTTTGTAAAAACTATTATTGAGAAGCTAGGAGTACCTACTCGAAGAAAGAAAGACGAGAGAAGGCATCCTTTGTTGTTGCCGGAACAGTGTGTTGCAGAAGACTTCGAAGTAGGAGAACGAGTTTGGTCTGCTTCATATGACGCTCCTGCACAAGTAGATGGCCGACTAGATGATAGTGTCTATATGAAACGGTATGGCAGCCCTTGCTATAAAATATATGTGTTCGAGAAAGTAGACACTTCAGATAGCTGGTTTCCTGGCATAGAAGTAGGTGGCTTTAACGCATACTGCCTTGCATATGACCTGGGCAAGTTGTCTCACCTAGAAGAGGCAGGTGTAGACCTTCAGAGGATTTAATTATGACGTGGACTCATTTTTGTAAGGAGGCTGGCACAATAAGAAACGTTCTCAAGGACGAGGTATGCTTTCGTTGTATGCTTTCTGAGGATGAAATTCCTAATTACCCCGGTAAGTTCTGGACATACCCGGCAAAGCGGCTGGTTAGCTGGCAGGAATCTCAACAGTATTATTACTACTTAGACAAAAAAAGTTCTTGACATGAATGTCAAAATCTCCTATAATATATTTCAAATCTTAGGGAAACAAGTTTCCCGAATAAACAAACCAACCAAAAGGACATAAACGTGGCTTGGGATCAAGAAAAGAAAGACGCAGTAATCGCAGCATATCAGGAACAGAATCCTACTCCTGAAAACTCCATCGAAATTGTAAAAGAGATTGCAGAAGAGTATGACGAGTCTCCCAACGGAGTTCGTATGATTCTTAGCAAGGCCGAAGTGTATGTGAAGAAAGCTCCTGCAGCTCCTTCCAACGGTAATGGCGGTGGTGGTGGCGGTACTCGCGTATCCAAAGCCGCTGCACAAGAAGCACTTGTCTCAGCTCTCACCGATATGGGTGCAGAAGTTGATGAAGAGATCATCAGTAAGATGACCGGTAAGGCTGCACAGTACTTCACCTCGGTGTTGACGAACGCAGCGTAGCTCAGCGATTTGTAGCAGTAAAGTGACCTGGACGGGGCTTCGATGCCCCCACCTCCACCAAAAGCGCATCACGGTGTGTTTTTGATGGGGGTGAAAGGTTTCGACAGGGCAGAAATAGACTACGATAGAGCAACTTAAACATAAACGCTAACGACGACGTTTATTCTCTAGCTGCTTAAAGCTAGACGGGGTTTGGCCCACCTTGTTATCCAACGGGCCTTCATTTCTCCTAGCAGGGCAGTAAAAGATTTTGCTAATCTACTAGGAAGAGGTAATGAGAAAGCAAGAGTTAGCAAATTTGGTCACCGAATACGGTGATGCAATTATCACTTACAAAAGTGAAAACTCAAAAAAGCTAAAGTATAATGTTTGCACGCTAGACTTTAGCACCCCATATATTCAGAAGAAAGTTAATAGGGCGAAAGAGTCTGAAGGGACCCTTTTGCTTTTTTGCTGGGATACGGATTCGTATAGACTGCTAAAGCCGTCTAACGTAAAAAGTGTAGTTCCGCTGTCTTCGATTCTAAAGAACGAGGATTAAATGGAACTTCATGAAGCCCCGGCCGCTTTTGAAAAAGTAGTACATGTAGACGAAGAGAAGAATATTCAAGTAAGACTCTCTGTAAATACATTCAGAGATATAGAGTATCTTCACCTTCGTAAGTACTACTTAGACTTTGACGAAGAGTGGAAGCCTTCAAAAGAAGGTGTAGCTATGGAGTTAGATTTCGATAACTCTAGGGCGCTTTTCGCGGGTCTAGTAGAGATACTTTCATTGGCAGAAGCGAAAGATATACTAGAAACTTACTTCAAAGATTATTTGGACGAGATCTACAATTAAATCTTGACTTTCTCTCCTCTCGGCTGTATAATATAGTTTCATTCAGTGAGGGAAGTCATGGAACTTTTAGACTATCTTAGCGATATGTACTACAAGGGTAGTCCTGTCGTATCGGATGCTGAGTTCGACGTTTTGTGTTCAGCGTATAACTATGTGCGTGTAGG